AAAACATTGCCAGCAATAGAGCCTGTAAAAGAAGCCCCAATGTAGTTTGCAGTTGATGGATTAGGGCCAATGGTGTATTGAACCTGACCAGAGATTAAAGGAAATATGATTTCTGTGGTATTAAATACCATCATATCTTCGTTTGACCATTGATCAATCAGGTCATTAAGCATATCAAAAGCATCTTGAGCAGAATCAGCCGTTGGAACTTCTCCAGCTTCTAATGCGCCAATGTCTTTTAAAGCTCTGCTAATAATGTCAATAGGCTTTGTCATTTTTATGTTCCAAAAAGTAAAATCTAATTTTAATAGCCGTAATACCACCATTTAAAGTAGTATTGCATTTATTTGCAAAAAGCATATTACTTACGCTTTATCCTTTTTTTGGTAATTATGGTTAATTGCATATATTAATATGGCGTAGGAATTTGTGGAACTTGATAAGTAAACTGAAACTCTAAAAGAAGCGTACCAGTTGTCCAATTTGCAGCAGCTTGTGTTCCAGTTAAAGTACCTGTAGTTGAATTACTAGGAACACTTAAAAAATAAGGAGTTGTTTGAGAATATTCAGTTCCATTTAAAAGAAATCTACTAATAGGAAAATACATAGCAGGTTGGCTTAATGCTGGAGTATAAAAAGGTAAATTTGTAATGTTGTAAGAACCACTTGATGAAGCTGTGCCTGAAGTTTTTTCAAAATAAACACTTACATAAACTGTTTCACCTTTTCTTACCCAATTACCTAATGCAGTAGTTGGAGAAGTGATTTGTGTAGAACCTTTAAAAATAGTAGGTGTAAATGTTCCAGTACCATCCCCATTAACAACGGAGATATTATTTACGCCACTATTTATCCATGTTCCAGTTGGTTGAGGTTCATCATTAATACTGTAAATATTACATCCATTAGTTGTTATATAAACAGGTTGACTAAACCTATTACCCATAAATGTTAAAGCAGATTGTGGGGCTGTAACAGATACTTTTAAATCAAAACTGTTATTTATAAATGTAGTTGGAGTAGATTTTGTTGTTCCTGAAAAAGTGACCATACTGTAGCCACCACCATTGTCTTGTGCTTGAGAGTTTTCAATTAATAAATTGCCTGAGTTTTGGTTAATAGTTATTAAACCTCCACCACTTGTTGTTAAATATCCAAACAAAGAACAAGAAGTTATTTTTCCGTACCCATAAGATTGATAAACATCAATATTAGCTTGATTCCAAGTAAGTAAATAACCATTACTTATTTGCCAATAAGATGAATTTGGTGCGTTTACATATATTCCTTTGTCACAATTTTGAATAATAAATTTTTCAATTATCCAGCCGTCTACATTAGGTGAGCTAAGAACGCTGCCGCTAAGAACAATACCTTGCTTACAATCATTAATTGAAAAATTAGAAAAGAAATTTCTTTGAGAAGATTGTGGCCCTGTTCCTACTGTTTTAACATCAATACCAATTAATGAATTTGCATTAGGAGAAGAACTTACCCAATTACCAATTAAACTGATTCCATCCCAAAGAATACAGAAACAGTTGTACGCTTGTACCATGCTACCTGATGTAGAGCCATTCCAAGTAATACGTGTTGCTCTATAATTGTTTGAAGGCCAAGGATACAAAGCTGGCGTTCCAGCACCTTGATAACAAATATTTGAATAAAGTGTTAAAGCACTTGAAATAACATAATTACCTGCTGGAAAATATACTTCACCGCCACCAGTAGAATTTATAGAATCAATAGCTGCTTGAATGGCTGATGTATCATCTGTTGTACCATCACCTTTAGCACCAAAATCTGCAACAGAAACATATTGTTGCAATTTTTGTTTAACTGTATAAGTAATTGATCCTGTAGATCCTTGGTTATAAGAAACATTTGCTGCATCTACAGCATTGGAAGCAATAGGAGTAGCTGTTGTAAAATCAACAATATCACCTACATTTAAACCGCTTGCAAAAGTAATAACAGTTGAACTTGTTTCTGTGTAATTTGTACCAGAAATTTGTTTTGATCCATTTACAAAAACTAATAAATTATTAGTTCCAGGTTGATATTGAATAATAGATAAAGTAAATACAGTTTGACCTTGAGTGGCTGTTTGTTTTTCTTCTTGAGAAGTAAAAGCTACAAAGTTTGAATTAATTCCAACTAAATTGTCATAAGAACCAATAAGAACAAAAGTTGCAGTTTCAACTACAAATTTATAAGAAACACCATCTGAAAGCCATATTTCACCTCCTGGCACACGACCAGAAGCATCTAAAACAATAGGATTTGAATGTTGAATTAGTCCTGAACCGCTTGTATAAGCAGCTTGTGGAGTAGATGTTCCTGCTGCATAAATGTATATAAGGCCACCAGCAAGAGGAACTCCATTATTATCAAATAGCTGTGCGCCAGCTCCAAAAACAGGGGAAAGGTTAACTGCCATTTATAGCTCCTAATTAGGGGTAAAGACTTGAGGCAACCAAGGCGCAACAACAGAATCTTGCTTATTTAGCTCATTTAACTGTTCTTCTAGCCTAGATTTTATAAGGTTTATGCCGTCTTTCATAGTTTCTTGTTCAATCCAAGAAGCCACCATTTCTTCTGTAACATCAGAAAATGGTACTTTTAATGTTGGATTAGCAAACCACCAATTACCTTCAGTTTCCACAATTTGATCTTGATCAGAAAGTTCTACTTTGTATTTGGCATGAGTAATTAAGCCATCTTTGGCTGATATATCAGAAATTGACCATTTATAGTTCATAATTTTGCCTTTTGTTCGGTATAGAGCAGTTGGGTCATTATTTAGCTTTATGCAACTGCAATAGTTGTAATAGTTCCTGATGAACCTTTATATTTTAATGCGCCTCCTTGAGCGTATAAAATACCGCCACCTGTAGGCGTTGTTGTTGGCGTAGTTGTAGCATTAGCTATTGCCATAACACCGATTCCGCTACCAACATCAGTACCATTAAATAAGAAGTTACTTTGATAAGTCGCTAAATTACCTTGAAAGACTTGAACATTTCCATATATTTTTTGGCTACATTGTGTTGGGTTATCTGTAAGATTTACAACGGCAGTATCGCCTTGTCCAATAGTAGTTTGAGTTGATGCGGTAGCAAATTTATATAAATTACCGTTACTGTAGTTACCAAAGCCAGTAAATCCGATAGAATTATTTACTTGAATTTCATATAAAGTTGAATCATCCAAATGACTAGAAAATATACAGTTACCACTTACTACGCAACCATAAGTATTAGCTAAAACAGCAAAAAACCCTAAATTGCCTTCCGCATAATTTCCACTAATTTCTACGCCATAAACAAGTGGTGTATTAACATAGTTATTACCACAACCTTCGACTAAATTATTGCTAAAAACACCCTGTGCAATAGACGCTGAAGCATAAATAACAGTATCTAAAACTTGTTCAAATAAACAACCTGTAACTCTTATATCTAAAAATGAATAAGCAGATAAGAATTTAGTTGGAACAGACCTAGCAAAACAATTTGATATATAAATACTTTGAAAGTATGAATTAGCAACGGATATTGAATCAGCACAACCTATTTGTTGAAAATAACATCCAATAATTTGAACTCTTTGAAATTTATATAAATCAAAAGCAAAAGCTGGTGCAGTATATTTACCTGAAAAAGTTAAATTTTCAAACGATATTTGATTAGATGCGGTTGTAGATACACCAGTAACATTACCTGCATAAGTAGAGCTAAATATTTTTATCGCTGTAGTAGTTAAAAACCCTCCAACAACGCCACCACCAATAATTCTAAAGAAATTAGTTTGATTTACAGGCCTATCAATAATCAATGAACTTGTAATTAAGCACATCCCATCAATAGTTAAAATAGGTACTAAACTTTGTTGGCTATTAGCCAAAGGCGTTGTTGTAGATAAACAATAATTAATAGCTGCTTGAACTGCCGCTGTATCATCTGTTACTCCGTCACCTACTGCGCCAAAGTCTTTAACAGACACAATAGATTGTAACTTTTGATTAAACGGCCTATTGACTGCGCCAGTTGCGCCTAAATCATATTTTGGAATTAATGTAGTCATACTGCTTCCTTTATTTTATAGTGTTGCTATTACAAAAGCCAATAGTTCGTCATATCGAATACCAAGACGAGTAACTTCTATTGAATTTGGTGTGTCTTTTGTATAAAAATCACCGCCATTTTCTTTTGCTTGACCATCTACTTCATACCAAGTATCTGAACAGAACATACCATATTTAGATGGGTCTAAACCTTCCGCAATAAAAGCAGATTGAACTTCTTGAGCAATTACGCCAATATGTATTCTTGCCCCATCGCCTTTTTCGGCTACAGAATCATTAAACTTAAATGATTTAATTAAACCTTTAATAGCTTTAGCCGTTGCTTGTTCAGCCGTAGTTAAATCTAATATCTGTTGTTTCGTATTTGCGTCTGAAATGTTAATTAAAGCGGTTGTAGCATATACAGTAGTCCATCGGTAGGAGGGATTGCCAAGCGCACAAGTGTTATCTGGTAAAGGAAAAAATCCTACAGATGTATCATAAAAATAATACGAAACAGTACCACCAGTAAATTTAGGCTGCAATAAAACATGGTCACTATTTGAAGTTAATTTTGCTATGTTAATACCTACAGTGCCAGTAACGCTTAAATTACCTGCTCCTGCATCTGTAGTGTTGCCAATTGAAACACCGCCTGAAGCAAATACACGCATCTTTTCAGTAGCGTTTGTGTTAAAAGAAATTCCTGAAGCATCAGGTGTTTTTAATACCATTAAATAACCTGGAATATAGTACATTTGTGCTGTATTGGTAGCTACAGCTAATTGCAATAATGAATATCCAGTTGCATCGCTGTTTGCTATAGTTCCTGTTATAAATCCACCAGCAGCAGCACCACCAGTATTAAAGTTATTACCATCATAAGTAAAATTAGCACTTGAGTTAAATGCGCTTGTTCCGTTGCCATAAGGAATTCTATTAGCAGTAAGAGTAGTTAATCCTGTACCGCCATAACTTACAGCAATAGTTCCTACATCACTTGAACCCAATAAACTTACACCGCCTACTGTTTTAATGTTTGTACCGCTTACTAAAGCAGCTTGTTTACCATTAAAAGTAGTCCAATCTGTGCTTGTAAGATAACCATTTACGCTAGTTGTAGCAGCAGCCATGCTAATTGCTGGAGTAGTACCACCACTAGAAACAACAGGAGCAGTACCAGTTACAGAAGTTACTGTTCCTAAATTTCCTGTTAAAGCTACACCATTGGCACTTAAAACACCAGTAGAAGGAACAAAACTAAGTTTTGTAGAGCTAGTAGTTATTGGTAAATTGCCAGTAGTTGTAGATACTAGCGTTGGATACCAAGTAGCAATAGAGCTTGTATTGTCAGTTACGGCTACGTTTGTAGAATTTGTGGCAGTTGTAGCTGTTGTTGCGCTTGAAGCAGAGCCACTAATATTGACAGCTAAAGAGGTAATTGATCCACTTGCAGCGTTTAATAAAACAGCAGTAGTTCCAATGTATAAAGTTGAATTGCCTAAAACTGCACTAGGAATAGTTCCTGATAGATTTCCAGCAGTAAGACTTGTAAGACTTGCTCCTGATCCGCTAAATCCTGTAGCTGTCAAAACACCACTAAAAGGGTTGTATTGGTATTTAGTAGAGCTTGTATAAGAAGTAGATAAATTACCGCTTGTTTGGTTAGCAAATAATGGATAACGAGTGGCATTAGTTGTAGTGTCATCCGTTACAGTTGCATAAGCTGTTGGAGTAGTCCAAGTAGGAGTGCTAGTTCCATTAGAGGTTAAAACCTGACCAGTTGTGCCTAAAGCAGTAAAGCCAGTTACACCAACAGCAGATTGCCAAGGAATAGAGCCAGCTACTCCACCAGCTAAATAAGTCGCATTAGTAGCGTTTGTGGCAGATCCAACAGAAAGGGTAGATTGAGCTACATATTGAGGAGCAGATGCACCAGCCGTCAATACATAGTTTGTTGTTCCTAATGAAAGGAATGTTGTAGCTCCTGCGCCTGTTTGATAAGCTAAAGCCCCTGCTGTTCCACCAGCAATATTTGTAGCACTTGCAGCTAAAGTTGCGCTTGCTACAGCTCCACTCACAATAGAGCCTGAAATAGAAGTAAGCCAAGTAGGATTTGAATAAGATCCTGTTGAATAAAGGCCATTGGTTACAGTTGCAGCATTACCTGAAATGGCAATACCCCAAGTTCCAGATGCGCCTGATCCTGTTGTAGAAGGTGCGCCAATAGTGTTATAGGAAATGGTTTGAGCTACAGAGCCGTTATAAGTAATTGGTGAAACACCACCAGCACCACCGCTATTAAATGTAACGCTATTGGTTACACTTCCTGATGATGTTGCAGTAGCAGCATTTCCACCAATACTTAATGAAGTAGCTGTGCCAGTTAATCCTGTGCCAGGGCCACTAAACTGCGAAGTAGCAGTTACAGTAGTGCCTCTTATAGTAGTAGCCGTTGTTAAGCCTACAGTAGTTCCATCAATAGAACCTCCTGTAATAGCTACTGCATTGGCATTTTGAGTTGACATTGTGCCAAGGCCAGAAACCTGAGTATTGGCAATAGCAATAGTGGTATTTGTTACGGCAGTTATTTGACCACTTGCATTAGTAGTAAATACAGGAACTGCACTTGCAGATCCATAAGTATTTGCTGTGCCTACAGGAGTAATGCTAAATGTATTAGAAGCTAGGGTTAACCCTGTGCCAGCGTAATAAGTAGAAACTCCTGAAAACTGAACAAAAGTAATTGGAGTAACTCCAATAGTTCCTGTATCAGCAGAAGTAGATACCCATGCAGTATTGGCTTGAGAGCCGTTTAAAACGACTGTATAAGCCCCTGGCACTTCTGCCCATACATCCATGTCAGT